GAATTGTCTTTGTGAATTATTCTTACCAAAGATATCACTTACATCTCTGTATAAATTATAATTAAATTTCTCGTCAATTAATTTGTTAAGATTAGGATTTTTATAATTATTTAATTTGGATATAGCGTCTCTATTGGGATTTTTGATATAATCATCAAATTGAACATTCATAAATGGGTTATCGATACTAGGTAAAATGTAGTTTTTCTTTGAATCATAATTAGAGATAAAATCTTCTTTTTTGGTCTTTCCTAAAGATTCACTATCAGAATATTTATAAATTAAATATGTAAATATTATTGAACTAATTAAAATATAGATATAATTAATGTTTTTACTGTAAGAAGTTAATATAATTGATATATAAGCCATCAATCTTACAAAAGCATTTAGTTGTTCTTCAAACGTCATTGATTTAGAAGGGAAAAATTCATCCAATCTATCTGTCGCAATAAGTATGCTTAAATCATTATACCAAAATTCATCTCTTTTCTCAATTGTTTTTTGTTTAAGTAAATTAAGACCGCTCAATTTAAAAGTATTAATAATAGAGTTCATTTATATTATTCATACTTTTTATTTTCTACTTAATGTTTTTTCTTTTTACCTTTTTTTGACTTTTTACTAGTATTACTGTTATCAGATTTATCAGAACCTATAGCTTCTATTTCAGCAGCCAAAGCATCTAAATCCACATTAGCTTCATAATCGGCTTGCATTTTAGCCTTTTCAGCCAGTTCTTTTTCTTTATCTTCTAATTCTTGTCGTTTTAATTCTAATTTAGCTCTTAATCTATCTTTAGTAACTTTTCTATCATATTCGGTTTTTAAAGCTTGTGCGTTTCCAGCTCCACCATTATTTACAATATTTTGAGCATTCTTGAAAATATTCATCTGTTCTTGGTCCATACCTCCGGCCATACCACCCATTCCCCCTTGCATCATAGTTTCAAACATTTTTCCCATTTGGCCTCCAAAAGCATTGTTATCTTTTCCACCTTTTCCAAAGTTCTGCATTACATTTTGAGCCTCCGCAAAAAGAGCTGTTTCATCAAGATTACCACTGGCTAATTTATTTTGGATTTTACCTGTAATATTTTTAACCAAATTACTAATTCCGGAGTTATCATTTTCCATATCAAAGTTACCACTCATGAGATCCTTTAATAATTGGGAAGGATCATCTAAATTTAATTCATCTGGATTAATTTCATCTGCTATTTCTTTAGCCAAGTCGCCAATCATACCATCAAATAATTCAGGAGCTGCGAAATTAGAAAATGGTTCGTCGCTATCTTTTTGTTTATCTTCTTCTTCCATTCCTTCAGGAGCCTTATCGAATTTACCAGTAAGACTATCAATTATATTAGCTAATGTACGAGTATCTTCATCCATTGATTCTCTATTCCCGCCCATTTTTCTTAGTTCCTGCATAATTGTCTTAAGATCTTGGTCTTTTTCATATTCATATGCGTAGATGTATAGTGTATGTAAATATTTCCATATATTTTTTTTCATATCTCCATTAAGTTTTTCGGAATTCCAGATTTCATAAAAATCTACACCATCTAAAATAGTATTTTCTTTAGAAAATATAATCTCATTTTTTGAAGATACATCATCTCCCATAGTTCTACAATTTAAATAAAAACTTCTAAGATATTTATCTCCAGGTTCTTCAAAATTATAAATACTATTTATATGTTCTTGTTGTTCGGGGAATACATTATTGATTTGTTCTAGCAACAACTTTAAATTTTCATTGAATTTATCCATATTATACATAATAATACAAATGTAACTTTTAAATAGTTATATTTATATAATTAAATTTATTTATTAAGAGATTTTTTAATATATTTATCACATAATGTCATTAATACTTGTAAATATTTCCAAATTGCCTCTTTTTCCGCATCTTCTAACTCTCCCCAATGTCTTTTTAAATTATTCATTATAAGTGTTCCTGATGAACTTTCAGAATCTTTGCCAAGGTCTTCACTTATAAAATCTCTATCTAAGAAAAAAGAATCATTTTTACCCATCACTTCAGTTCTAAATTTATAACAATATAAAACAAACATATCTACAACTTTCTTCTGATTTACAGCTTTAAGTTGTTCAATGCCTGTTATCCCTAAAGATATATCTTTATCGTCTGGAAATCTATTATTAAGAGTATTCATCAAGTTGAGAAGTTGGGTTGTAAATATCGTTTCTACACTCATTTATCTAATATATATAAAATAATCCTTAAGCTAATACGAATCATTATTTTATATACTTATTTATCTTTTTACAGGAAAAAGATTATCTCTTTCTTGCTGGAGTTGCTGTAATCTATCGGAATTTCCATTCGATCTTCTTGTTCCTTCCCCGCCCATTTGATTACTTGAAGGAACTTGATGTCCAGTTATTTGATTATCCTTTTCGCCATCAAGAAATTGATAACAAAATGACATAGGTGAAGGATTTTCCTGTATAAAAGAATATTTATCAGACCACGCACCGCCCATTTCTACAGCATTAAAATCTGATATACCATTCAAATTATTTGTAGAACTTTCAATTTCAGGAGGTTTATCAAACTGATTATTATTACTTGGTTTTTCTTGAAAATTTGGTCTGGCATCGTTACCACCTTGTGAAATCTGAGATGCTTGAGCAGAGCCCGAAAATGAACTTAGAAACATATTAATACCAGCGCCATGGACAATAGGTCTTCCTGACATATATATAGAAGGAATCGTTGTAATCATTGATGGAATTTTATTATTATTATCAACACAAATCTTAACAAAATCATTTAGTTTATTATCACTTTGTAACTTTTTCCAGAGATTGATGCAATTCACATCTTTTTGAGAATAAAATAATAAAGGTTTATTTGACATTTTTATATATCCTAAATATAATTTTTTAATCGTTTTTTAACACACTTAAAATAATAAAAATTTGATATAACATTAAAAGTAAAATAACTTATAATAATATAATAAATGACATCTCTCTCTAATCCAACAAGTGATATGAGTCAAATTATCACTGACGAATCCCAAAATGTGAGTATTTTTGGTTCAGAAGATAATTTTTCTCTTAATAATTACAACAAAGTAAAACAAAATGGAAGACATTTTAAAACTAAGTTCGAATTAAAGAATATTCCCGTTGCTATGGCAAATGCTCTTAGAAGATCATGTTCGTCGTTATGTCCTATGGTTACATTTGATGATTCATATAATAGCAAGTCGATTATAGTTGATAAAAACACTAGCTCTCTACATAATGAGTTCTTAACACATAGACTTTCATTAGTTCCTATTAATATGCAAGATAATACTAATCTATCGTTTGGCACTAAATTTAATACCAAGACATGTAAAAGGGAATACGAATTCACAAACGACGACGATGTACCTATATTTAGTATTAATGTTAAAAATAATGGTCAATCATCCGACATGAGAGACCAATTTGGTATTATAAATGTAACAACTGATAATTTTCTAGTGAAACTTGGCGAAGATACTGAACTCGATACACAATATTTCTTCCCACATGATGTTTTTACAAATGATCCCATCATTATAAATAAACTTAAATATAATATTTCAGACGGAGAAGATGGCGAAGAAATGATTATTAAATGCTTCCCAAGAATTGGATTAGGAACGCAAAATGCTCGCCATGATCCTACAGGAACAGTTACTTATGAATTTCAAGTTGATAATGATACCGAAGTCGAAACCGTATTTAAACATAAAGTCGCACAGTTACAAGCTGAAAGAATATCTAAAAAATTAAACGAGTTAACAAGTTCTGAAATTGACAAAATGCATAATAGTTTTAATCTATTAGATAAACAGCGTGTATATACACGCGACGATGAAGGTAATCCTAATCATTTTAAATACTCTGTAGAAAGTATTGGGTCTTTAAATCCTGATCAAATAGTAGTTGACGCGATGACCAACTTATCTCTTAATATTGTCGATGTAAGAAATAGTATATTACTTAACAATACAGGAGATACCGTAAAATTGGAATCAAATAGCAAGCTTGAACTTAATAATCTTACATCTCGAATAGGCGAAGGACTTTCTATTATTATTAAAGATGAAAACCATACACTTGGTAATATTGTTCAACATTATTTACGGACTTCTTACCTTGCCGATTCTAAAAATCCTGATAATTTACTATCAATTGCTTCTTATAGAATGCCTCATCCTACTGTAGAAGAAATCGAATTCATTTTGGTTCCACATAAAAATTTAAATAAGAGCACTATGATTAATGAAATCCGCAGTATTTTTACCAAAATCAATGAAAATAATATTGATGGTAAGAAAGACTTAGATATCAACAATCTTGAAAATCAAGATAAACTAACAGTGGCTCATATGTTTTTATCATGTCTATTTATTGACGCAATTAATACCTCCTTACAAGATCTAAGCGATTTCGTAAGAACATTTAAATTAACCAGTGAAACAACTGAAAGCACATATTCAGTTGAAGATAGCGATGAATATATAAATCACACTAATAATACTAGATTATCACATAGATTAGGCTTCGCACTTTCGCCCAGATCTCCTACAATGCCTCCTCCCGATATCTAATAAATAGATAATAAAATTTTTTATTATTTATTTAAATATCATACAAAAAACATATGGACAATCTTGTTCTAATAAAATTCTTTCAGCCATTTCATATGTTATTTTAACACGGTTCTTCATATATTCTTTTTGAATAAGTTTAAGTGTTTTACCAACTTTATTATCATATTTTACAGTCTGGCGGTAACAATACTTATTGACATATAATTTATATAGTTTATCTACAAAAGAATTAAACATAGATTCTACACCATTAAATGCTTTTCTATGCTCAGGACAATATTTTAGTAATTCTTCAGCATTTTTCTTATAATAAATACTCTCAAATCCTAAAAAATTGATATCTGATTGGTCTTTTACCATGTCTAATACCTTTTGATATCTTGGATTTATGAGACTACATCTGTATTTTCTATCAAGTGAATATAACATGAATCCTCTTTTAGTGAAATCTTGTTTTTCCAAAAGTTCATCAAGATGTGAATACTCGCATAATTGACTTCCCAAAGTATTATTTATACCTGGTTGAGTATTTCCTACATAAAAAATCTTAGGATGTGGAACACCTATATCAATAAATACTCTCTCACCAGTAACTCTATTAATAGTTTCTACATGATGAATTGTAGTATTATTAATTGGCGTAACTAATTTATTATCTTTAAAAGATAACACAAAACTATAAGCAAAATTATTATCTAATTGAGGTTCAATAGTTTTCCAATCAAAAATACTATCAAATACTTGTCTATAAGTTTTTAAACTTCTAAATCGTGATTCATCCGCATTGATATTATATTTTGTCGATACGTTCCATCGATTATTCCAAAAATATATGTTAATTAGTGTTCCTTCAATATTCTCTTCGAGGGCAAGATATTTGAATGGAATAGTTTTCTTAAATTCTTCATAACTAATACCTCCATTTATTGATGGACATACTAAAGTATTAGATTCAGTATCAATTATAACTCCTCTACATGATCTTTCAATCAAATTTCCATATTTAGCACAGGTGTCATATTTTGCAATAAGTAAACTGCCATGTTTCTTGAACATAACCCTATTTTCCCTTTTAAATGATTCTAATTTATTATCCAAAGTGCCATTAGAAGAACAAATATGATTTATTATAGGATGATTCATGTTATATATTATATGTATATAGAATTCTTTAAGTTGTAATAAAATTATTAGAGATAAATTCAAAAAAAATATATAACACTATTATAAATGTCTGCTGAACAACAAAATAATTTTAATTTATCAGGAAAAACTAATGACCAGATAAAGGAATATCTAAAAGAAATGGTTTTAGACGATATTTATATTGTAAGTTTTCAAACATCTAGTGAAACAATTGAATATGATGTTACAGTTAAAAGAAATACCGATACTAAAATAGCATTAAGAAATAATAATGGTAATTTTCCAAACGACCAAAAATTTATAGCTATTACATATTCTGATTTAACACAAGGTAATCGTATCCCAATAAATGATAATATATCTATTATTAATATTAAAAAGAAAATTATATCAGCTATTACTATTGTAGAAGCATCAGAGATTTCTAGTCAGGGAATGACAATTGATGATACTTTATCAGTTCAAGAAGCTCTGCCAGAAGATATACCTATTTTTGATGATGAAACGTCCGATGAAGAAACTGATGTTCCTAACTTTATAATTGATTTCGACGATGTTATGGAAGAGCAAGTCCAGGCAGTAGATGTATTAGTTCAACAAAATCTGTCTCAATGGGAGACACAATTATCTGAAGAAAAAAGAAAATCTCTTATATCTGAGTTATTATTAGAATACTATAAAAAAGATAAGAATATTAGTTTATTAGATATAGAATCGCAAGTATTTACAGACTTAAATAACAATATACTACATGTAGATAATGATACTGAAGCATCTGAATTTAAACCATACAAACAACACATTATAGATGGTAAGTTTAAAGATACAAATATTTATCCTATTTGGAAGATAAAAAAATATTT